ACAAGCAAGCAGAACAGGATGAACCTCAAAGCCCTGAAGATTTTTTTGAAACACCTGACAACAAGTTTGAAGACTGGCAGTGGGGCTCACCTTCTCAGATGTCCAATCCCTCTGATTTTGTTGGCGATATGGGCGAGGGGTATGTCGCCTTCAAAGGTGACGTAACACCCATGAGCGACGATCTTTTCCCCTGCGATCACGGCTCCTGGGTCCACTCTTGGGGTGAACCAATCCCATTTGCTTGCAACGATTATTTGAAACGCCTGGGAATTAGCGATGACTGAGCAGGCCGTTTCGGAGTTTCTCCGATCGAAAGAATATCGATTCCCCTTTAGCGATGAAGGGCTGGACTGCTTTGAACATTTTGCTCGCGGCTGCCTTATGCCCGAAAATGTCAAGGCTTCAAAGTTTTACCGGAGGTTTAAAGATCGCTATGTATCCCCCAAGGGATACAGCCCCTGGTCAAAAGAAATGGCAAAGTTTGCTTCATTCGCCACTCCTCTTTTTTTTGAGACGCAATTTTACGGGCTGGAGGGCAACCTTTACTCCAGCCACTATGGTTGCGGCAGATTTTTAGGTTCAATAGTCCACTCGTATTTATACAAGTCACCAGCTTTTTATATCTCAGAGGACATGGTAGAGGCACTCGCCAACACGGTGGTGCCCGCCATGGAAGAGCCTGAAAAGGTGATCGAAAGCTTTTACTTAGTGCTGCCAGAAAAATATCGCGACAGGCTGGGTTATGACAGCCAAAAAGTTTCGCCAGTGGTTTTGGCTCACACAGGGGCAGCTCATTACGAGGGGCTCCAAATAGCAAACCGTTTTTTTAATGTGAGCATTGCAAACCCAAGTTTTAACGAGCATCCATTCAATCCAAAAAACGCTGGGATGCACGCTCATGTTGTAGGCGCTGACGTTGAAAACGGCGCTCTTTGGGTTGATTACTGCAGCGGGCACTGGGACACAGAGTACAAGACAGACGGGGAAAATAACGGGAAATGGCTTATCAATGTCATCAAGAACATTGTCTTGCTCCATAATTATGATCCCAAGCGTTTTAAGACAGAGGAAAAACCAAGGCAAGAAACCTCCGGCAAAGGCTTTCGGGTTGACTCAATCAGGGCTGAGTATCCGATCACATGGGTCGGCAAAAACTATCAACGACAAAGAACAGCGCAGACCCCGACGGACCCTGATCAGCCAAGGCGCATTTTTAAATCACATTGGCGTAAAGGCCATTGGCATCACTACTGGGCAGGAGTAGGCCGCAAAGAAAAAATCCTCAAGTGGGTTCAGCCTGTCTACGTCAAAGGCATCAATCTCCATAGCTGAAATGACTGATCTTCAAGACTTGCCGCTTTTCAACCAAAAGCAGCCCAGCAAACTTGAGCTGCAGTGGCAGAAATGCAAGCAAGCAAACCCCTGGTTGTTGCCACAGCTAGCGAGGTTAGCGCGCGAGTTAAAAACGGCTGGCCATCCTCGATATTCAATGGATGGTTTGTTCCATATCTTGCGCTGGGAGACCCGAGCTAGCACTGGCGACCTTGGTTTAAAAATCAACAACAACTACACCGCCTTTGCCGCCAGGGACTTGATGGATCAATACCCAGATCTCAAAGGGTTCTTCAAAGTGCGAGAGCAAAAACCTCGTAACAGCTACGGCCAAATTCACTGACCTTGGGCAGCTCTGCGTAAGTCCCACCTTTCACTCACGACACCATGAAATCCATCGCAATCAGCCTCGACTCTGACCGCTCCGAAAAGCTCACGAAAATTGCAGAGCGTGCCCAGACTGAAGCCCAAAGCGTC